CCCCCCCTCCGAGGCAGAAGGAGCCTCCTGAAGGCAGGGGGGAGGGGAACACCCCCCCGGAAAGGAACACAATGATCCTCAGCGACCGCGGCATCATCGCCGCCATCAACAACGGAGACATCAGCCTCAAAGGACCAGTACCAACACGAGCACTCATCCAGCCTGCCAGCATCGAAGTCACCCTCGACAGGCAGATCTCTATCCTGTCCCACGACCCGCGCAACATAGGAGTCGTAGACGCCGTCACACCAGACGGATGGTACAGGTGGCTGTGGCTCGATCAGGCCGGCCCGCTCCAACCCGGCGAAATGTGGCTCGCATCCACGCGCGAGACCATCCACCTCGGCCCCGGGTACGCCGCCCAGGTCGGCGGCAAGTCCAGCCTTGGACGGATTGGGCTCACCGTCCACCAGACCGCCGGGTTCATCGACCCCGGCTTCCATGGGCAGGTGACTCTTGAGCTTGTCAACCTCGGCCCGCGCCCCATCACCCTTACGGAGGGCATGCGCATCGCCCAGCTCACTATCTGGACGCTCGACCAACCGGCCGAACGCCCCTACGGGCACCCCGCCCTCGGCAGCCACTACCAGGGCCAGGCCGGCCCCACGGCGGCAGGAGGAAAGCGATGAGAGACGAGCTGTGGCCAGCCTCCCTGGCAATGCTCACACTGCCGCCCGGCGGCACAAACGTGCGCCTCACCCACGACCATCACGGCAACCAGGTCGCCGCCGCCGGCACGGACCTGCTCTTCACCCTCTCAGAGGGGACCCTCTACGCGTGGAAGAGAGACGAGGCAGCACCCACCGGATGGTGCAGCGACGGAACATGGCAGGAGCCAGTAACCCTCCCAAATATCCGGAGAATCCAGAAAGATCACCCGCAGATGAGAGGAACAGCAGAATGAGCGGCCTCACGTTCGACGACCGACGGCACCGGTACACGCTCGACGACACACCGATCCCGTCAGTCACCACGATCCTCGGCGTCCTCGACAAGCCCGGCCTCCCCTACTGGGCGGCCGGCCTCGTCGCCCGAGATGCTATCGAGAACTGCGCCTACTGGGGGCAGCGGATCCGCAGCGGGGAGGACCCTGAGAGGATCATCCGCGACCTCAAGCGCTCCCCCTGGAAGGAGCGGGACAAGGCCGCGCGCCGTGGCACGCGCATCCACCAGGTCCTTGAAGCCGCCGCGCACGGCGACCCGACCGACTGCCCGCGGGACCTGCTCCCCATGGCGCAGCAGGCCGTGGACCTGCTCGACCGGGAGGGCGTCCGGACCGTGGAGACCGAGGCGCGCGGCTACAACAGGGGCCTGTGGTACGCCGGGACGATCGACCTCATCGCCACCATCCGAGGGGAGGCGTGGCTCCTCGACTGGAAATCCAGCCGGTCCGTCCACGAGACCCACGTCATGCAAGTCGCAGCATACGCCCACATGGACACGATTCTCACGATCGACGGGGAGGAGAAGCCGATGCCGCACATCGACCGGCTCGGCATCATCCACATCAGCGACGAGTCCGCCACACTCATCGACGCCGGCGACCCCGACGGCGTCGCGTGGGACATGTTCCAGGGCGCCCACACAATCCACGCGCGGAAGCAGGAGATCACCAACATGATCAAGGAGGAAGCATGAGCCACGCAATCGGCCCCATCGGGCGGGAAGACCTCGAACCGGGCGACATCGTCGCCATCAGGGACAAGGCGGGTTCCTGGCATATCCGCCGCGTCGGCTGGGATCACTTGCCTGAGGGCTCCCGGCACGTTCTCCTGGGGCGCGCCGCACCTACCTGCCCGACCCTCGTCATCGGCAAGGGGCGGGTGGACGCGGACCCGTCCGTGGGGAGGCTGGAGGACACGATGCTCTGCGATGACCTCGCCGTCAGGGTCTCCCGGGAGGACGGCGGCCGCTACCTCATCGTCAGCGAGGCCCCATTCATCCTCGACGCGGATGCGATCGCCAGCATGCGTTGGTACCCGGTCAGCGTCCTCAGCACGGACGAGCTCAAGAGCATTGCGGCCTCGTACTCGTACCGTCGGTTGTCCCTGGTGATCGACGAGGCTTGGAGTGCAGACAATGTCTGACCTCACCCCCACGGAGCCGACACCCGTGCCACCCTCGACCGCGTACGAGGTCTCCACAGACCTCGCCTCCTGGGCCGGGGCCATGGGAGACGCCATGACCCTCGCCAAGGGCCTCGCGGGCACCGCGTTCGTCCCCAGCCACTTCCAGGGGAAGCCGGCTGACACGGCTGTGGCGATCATGAAAGGGGCGGCCCTCGGTCTCGACCCGGTCGCCGCCCTCGAATCCATTTACGTCATCAGCGGCAAGCCCGCCCTCTACACGAGGTCCATGGTGGCGCTCGTCCTCGCCAGGGGCCACGAGGTCTGGACCGAGGAGGCGGACGCCACCAAGGTCACCGTCAGGGGTAGGCGGCATGGCAGCAGCCACGTTGAGGAGTCAACCTGGGACGCCGCCCGCGTCAAAGCAGCCGGGCTTGACCGCAACCGCCAGTATGCGGCCCACCCGGAGGCCATGCTCTACGCGAGGGCCGCCGCCGACGTGTGCCGTCGGATCGCACCCGATGTCCTTGCCGGGCTCTCCTACGGGGTAGAGGAGCTTCAGGAGCCCGCAGCCGAGGCCAAGACGACAATCCAACGCAAGACCCACAGGAACGACCAGGAGGAGACACCATGACTGACCCGCTCGACGCGACGGAGGTGACACCAAGGATGCGCCCCTACCATGCGGTCCAGCTCACCGAACAGAACATCAGCCTCATCGCAAACAAGCTCGTCGAGTACGTGTACACAGACCAGGGCGGCAACACCCGAATGTCACTCGGCGAGGAGACCGTTCCCCTCGGATGGTGGGTCGTCTGGCACAAGGACCTCACAATCGACCGCAACTTCTACCCCGACGATGAGTTCCGCGCCATGTACGAGGAGAAGGGCGCCAACGCCAACCGCTGGCCGACCGAGTCACTGATCATCCTGCTCGACGCCTCCGCCGGAGACACGCCCCTCGACTGCCCCGAGGTGGCCATGCGCACCAAGGACGGCCACTACATGCTGACAGGCGGACTTGTCCTGACCCCGGACAACGCCACCATCCGCAACTCCGTGGCCGCCACGGCCATGCGGGTCGACGACGCCGTGGCTCTCCTCGCCGAGGAGAGAGAGGGTGTCGCCCGACCGGGCGGCCGCCTCGCAGTCGAAGCCTGGAGCCTCATCAACCGACAGAACTGAACCTGAGGATCAAGAAATGAGAAATACGATCATCCTCACCGTCGACGGGTACGCCGCCCGCGACGCCGAGATCAAGTACACGCCCCAGGGGACGGCTGTTACCGAGGCGACAATCCCCTACACGCCCCGCCGCCTCAACAAGCAGACGCAGCAGTGGGAAGACGCCGGAGAGGCCATCTGGGTCGGCTGCGCGTTCTGGGACAAGGACGCCGAACCGGCCCAGCAGGCCATCAAGAAGGGCACCCCGGTGACAGTCACCGGCACCCCGAAGGTTCGCGTCTACACGGGGCGGGACGGGCAGGCGCACGCGGCCCTCGACCTGACGGTCAGGTCATGGGGAGTGCAGCCGCCCCGCCAGCCCCAGGGGTAGCCCGGCACCCAGCCGGCTACCCCGGCCGCTGTGGCCGACCCGTGGAACACCGGCCGCCCCGCCAACGCAGAACCCCCGTTCTAGGAGAAGGAACAGACAATGCGAGACGACAACAAGATCGACGGCCTCGTCGCAGCCTTCTGGATCGGCTACCTCCTCCTCATCGGAGGAATCACCTACCTGGCAGGCTGGGGATGGGGCCTCTCCGTCGCAGGAGCCCTCCTCCTCATCGGCGCCCTCTTCGCCTTCACCGACGACTAACCACTTGTGCGGCCCCACACCATGGTGTGGGGCCGCACAGACAAGAGAGAGCCAGAATGCCCAGCACATGGGAGAAGCGGATAAGAGCCGCCCGCCAGGAACTAGACAAGGCCAACCAGGAGACCGCCCAGGCCCGGCACGAACTGCACACCGCAGCAAACGCCGCCTACAAGGACGGCATGCGCCCAACCGACATCGCAGAATGGGCGCAGGTCACACTACAGGCACTCCACCAATGGAGAAGAAAGGAACAGAAATGAAAGGCATCGGCGTCATCTCCGGCAGCCAGCTGCAACACCTGCGGAAGCACATCGGGAAACCGGTCATCGTCGCAGACAACGGAGACCTCATCCTCGTCGACGAGCGCACCCACAAGGTCGACGTCCTCCGGGGCGGGGCCGCCGACTACGTCCCCCTCGTCACCGTCGAGGGGCTCGACCGGGCCCGCACCTACTGGGCGTGCATGGAGGCCCTGTCATTCGGCGCTGACGGCGCCCACGAACGCATGGACGCCATCGAGGAGGACGCCCTCAACTCGGCCAACGAACTCCTCGACGAGATCGTCGGCGGGTGGCCAGCCCAGGCACACGACGAGCGTCTCACCGAGATCGTCCAGTGCCAGGCGATCCGCGACTTCAAGGACGGCGCCGCATGATCCCCGCACAAACCGTGAACGGGCTCGCCTGGGCCTCCAGGTGCGGCCACCCCGCATGCCACGCCACGTTCCTCAGCCGCCCCGGCGACACTCGCCGTGAGGCTGAGAAGCGCGCCAACGGCCGCGGCTGGAAGTTCACAGCGGCACCCCTGTGCCCGCTCCACGCCCGCCAGTACGCCCACGGAAAAAGGGGACGGTCGTGAGCCGTAGCCGCACCACGGCCCGCAAGGCCGGCGCCGCGTTCGAACGGGCCGTCGCCGACTACCTCCGGGACGTCCTCGACGATGGCGGCATCGACCGGCAGGTGCGCACAGGCGCCAAGGACCTAGGAGACATCCGCGGAGTCAAGGACGCCATGGGGCGCCCCGTCGTCATCGAGTGCAAGGAGTACGCGGGCCGCCTCCACCCAGCCACCTGGATCGTCGAAGCACACCGCGAAGCCGGAAACGCCGGGGCCGCCGCAGGCGTCGTCGTCGCCAAACGGCAGCGCGTCCAGAACCCCGGCGACCAATGGGTCCTCATGACCCTGGAAGACCTCGCCACCATACTGAAAGGAGAACAATGAGCCGCATACCACCCCATGTCCGCCTCCTCAAGGACAGGTGGTCATACCGCCTGGAGATCTCAACGGAGACGCTCAAGGCCTTCAACGGCCGCCTTGATGAGAGCGTCCTCCGCGCCGACGCGGCCTGCCGCCTCCGGGAGTTCGCGGACTGCACCGAGTCCGTGAGCCTCCCGCCCGGCGTCATCGTCGCCGAGCCCGAGGAGGACTATCTCAGGATCGTCGTCGACCCCGGGAGGGAGGCCGCCACGCGGGAGGCGGTCCTGCTCGACTACGATGAGATCCCGATCGGAGTCGTCGCCGTCGACGGCGGACGCGCCGCCGCCCCGCTCAGCAGGGCGAAGCACGTCGGCGTCGACACGGTCACGGGCCTCCCCGCCTACATGGCGCCCTGACGGCGAAATCCCACCGGCAACCTCGCTGAAGGTTGCCGGTGGGATTTCTTCGCACCACCACATGCTGGGCCGCGCCCCTCGTCGCCTTCAACAAAGCGCGGCCAGGAGCAGACTATACCACACCCTCCGGGTCCCGAGGAAGCCGGGACAGCGAGCAGTCCGCCGTCGTATGCTCCAACGCCGCCACACGCTGAAAGATCTCACTATGATCTATGCGCGCGGACAGGGCGACAGCGTCAAGCTTCCGCCCGAACTCCTCGTCCTTCTCACGGCGTGCACGGGACTCGGCCGCCAGCGCGTCAAGCACCAGGTCCACCCGGTCCTGCACCGCGGTCAGGTCATCACGCAGGTTAGTGCCGTGACTGTTCGTCGTCTGCTCTGCCGCCTGCTCCGCAGCCGCACGGATAGCAGCAATCTCGGCCGCCTGCCGCTCCTTCTCCGGGCGGGACCTGGCCCTCCCAATCATGACGCCCGACGCCAGCGCAGCCACCGCGCCGATCAGGGCCGCGACCGCGTTGACCATCTCCACATCCCACCACCAAGGAGCCAACAAGGACTCCCGTCAGGCCTCGTCCACCGGCTGGGCCGGCGCCTTGTAGACGCCACCAGTGTGAAGGAACGCCACCACACCGGTCAGGACACCCACGAGGGAGGTGACAGCGTCGGCAACACGGGACACGTCATCAGGGGTGAACAGGTTCGTTGCCAGCCCCACGGCCAGCAGAGCGCTGGCGAGGCCGTAGAACGCCTTGCGGCGCTCAGGGGTGAACAGGCCGTCCAGGGTAGTGCGGTCGGTGGTCAGAGCAAGGTGCTTGCTCATACTCTCACATCCTTACAGTAGTACCGGAACCCAACAAAACGTCAGGCCGCGTTCTTGGCGAGAACCTCAAGAGACTTCTTGATCGCAGCAAGATCAGCACTCATCGCAGCGATATAGTGCTCCATGTCGTCCAACCGGTTGTAGACCGACTTCTTCCCGCCCTCCTGGAGAAGCTTCTCCATGCGCAGGACAGCGGCCTCAGTCTCCACCAGGCGCAGGTAGAGGGCACCGGCCTGCTTCCGGCCCTCCTCCCCCGGGGTGATGGCGTCGGCCATAGTCTTCAGGTAGTCAACGGCAGTAGGCATAGTGAGCCAGTCCTCATCAGTAGTATTGTTGGCGAGCCCGAGCACGTCGGGCCGGTAGCAGACATTCAGGTCAAGATCGGCGTCCCAGCCGGGGGCCCGCCCCTCACCGGTGTACTGCCACGCCAACGTCCACCAGCCATGGCTGAACGGGGCGTACGGGCAGTCCGGTGTGGCCGGCACCTGGGGCGCCGTAGACGGGTAGCCGGCGGCCCACAGCCAGTAGTCGTTCGACACGCCCTCCCAGTCCCCGTTCTCGGCGACCGACGCGGGCATGTAGATGAACGGCTTGATCCCCGTCCGCTCATGCACCTGGTCGAGGAACTGGCGGGCCCACGAGTAGTCGTAGTAGGCGCCACTGTCCTCCCAGTCCAGGTACAGGAACGGCCGCCGGTCAAGGTACGGGCGGATGGCCGCCACGAACGTGTCGACCTCCTCGCCCACGTCGTTCGCCGACGGCCACGCGAAGTGGTAGAAGCCGAGGCGGGCACCCATCGCGAGCGTCTGGGAGGCGAAGTCGTCCTTGCACGGGTCCTCGTACCCGGACCCCTCAGACGCCTTCACAACCACGTAGGAGGCCCCCGTGGGAGCCAGCGACATGCCACGCTGATGCATGGACACGTCAATGCCGAAAGCCCGCCCATGGGCCTCCTGACGCGCCTGAGGGGCGCTCTCGGAGCCGCCCGACGACAGGCCCCGGTAGCGCAGGCACGTCGACCACGCCGCCGACACGGTCAACGGGTGCGACCCGTACCTCACCAAGCGGGACTCGCCGCCACTATCATCAGCAGCAGAACCATCACCGCCGTCACTGCCGTAGATACTGCCAGCCGAGTCAATCCACGCCTCCGCGATCAGGGGGTTCCAGGGATCAAACGTGTCGTCCTCGTCCCGGACGACCATCGCGACGTGGCCGCCCTCACCGGTGGTGCGCAGCAGCAGGTCACCCACGGCGAAGCCGCCGTCCGGGGTGCTGCCCGTCCACGAGTCACCAATGTCCTCGAAGCCCCGGGCCTGGGCCTCCTGGCGGAGGGACTCCGTCCACGTCGAGCGGGGGAACATGGCGGGCCGCACCCCCTCGCCGAGGCGCTCGTGGAACGCGATGTTGTAGGCGCCCGCGACACCGGCGGAGCAGTCCATCTCACCCGGGCCGGTCAACCAGCCGGCCCAGCTACTGTTGTCGTAGGCGGACCACCGGTTCGGCTGCGAGTAGCCGACGCCGCCGAAGTCCCAGGTGGCGCACCAGTACCGCATCTCGGAGGCGGCATACTCGTTGACCGCAGTCACTCCGACTCCTCATCACCCTTGGCGAGGGAGTCGATCCGCTCCTGGGCGATCGCAAGGTTCGCGGCCGCGGTCACAAGCTCCTCCTCCACCCGGGCCAGACGCTCACGGTACGAGACGACCAGGCGCTGAAGAACCTCGACCTGACGGGCCAGGTCCTCACTGGTAGGCGCATCACTCATAGCATCAATCCTATCACTCGGTCGGTACAGGCGGCTCATGCAGCCACCTCAGATCCCTCGGTTCCACGGCCTCTCCCTCCTCATCCCAAGGGGCGGCCATTCGGCTCGCAGTCTCCTCGACCGGAGGATGCTCGCGGTCAAGAGCGCGCGTATGCTCCGCCCGGCGCACCGCTTTCACGAGCCACGACACCGTAGACCCCGGCGTGCCATGCACCGTGAACCGCCCCATACGCACTCGCGTCGCCCACGGAGAGTCCGGCCCCGAGCAGAGCACAGCAAGCGGCAGATCAGGCCGGTGCAGGGCGTTGAAGTAGTCAGGCAGCACCACCTCCGCCACACCGCCCGGGCCGACCGTCACCGTGTCCCAGTACTCGACGCCCGGCCACGGCGACTCCGTACACGAGTGCAGCAGCATCTTGCCGTACGGGTCAAGAGGGTGCTCAATGATGAACGTCTTGTTGTTCGCCCCGAACCGGGCGTGCACCCACGTGTTCGCGGACATGTGAATGTAGTTGCCCGCTTCGTTCGCGTTCTGAGACACGACAACACGGCTGCCGTGGGACTGTATGTTTATCGTCTGCGAACTCGTGCCATCCGTGTACGCCCGTATAAAGCAGTCCGAGTCCCATGACATCTTAATGTCAGAGGGATTTCCTCTAAAGCCGAAGACTGAGGACGCGTACTGCGCGGTTCGAAGGAAGAACTCGTTTCGCCCGCACCACAGGACGCCCTTCCCTCCGGCGCCGCCCCATACTCCATCCGAGTCCACGTACAGCCAATTTTTGTCCCCGTCCAGGTAGATGCCATTCTTGGACAACGCAATATACGGTGGGGCACTATTGGCGTCAAGGGAGGGTGCCTGAATCTCAATCCGCGGCATACCCTCCTTGCTCTCCAGGATGGTGATGTTCCCGGACTTCGGGTAAGGGTTGTTCGTCCGCTGGAACTCAATGCCGACGCCGACACGGCGGCCGTCATTGCCGACATCCTTCCCCGTCTCGTTCGCAAACAGGTCAACGAACCGGGCCCACGACCAGGTGTCATTGATGCCGACCTGCCCATCGAGCCAGATCGTCCCATCATTGTTGATCGACAACGTGTTACGGTTATTCTTGTTCCACACGTACATGCCGTCCGACGAGATGCTGATACGCGGGTACTGGCCGTACGGCTTCGTCTGGAACAAGGCGCCCGTGATCGTCATCCCGTCGATCGCCCCAGCCTTCACCCGGTCGGCCGTCACCTCGTGAGCCTCGATCATCCCCGCCCTGATCTTCCCGAACTCACCCTCCTTCGCGGTGATGATCCGCGTCCAGATCTTTTGGATGATCGCCTCATTGATGAACGCGGTCCCCGTCACCGTCAGCTGGTCCGTGCTGATGTTGATGAACCGCTGAATACCCTTCGCAGCGTCCACGGCGGCCTTGACGTCACCGACCGCCTGGGACTCGTCCTCGGTCCACTCCCACCCGTACCGGCCGTGAACGATCTTCGTATCCGGGGCGGCCTTGTTGCCGCCCGGGTTCGTCCGCTCACCCGGCGGCATCCCCGCCCCGGGCCACGGAATGTACTCGGTCGCCTTCCCCGCCATGTTAGGACGCCCTGATAATGTAGTTCAGCACAATGTACGGGGGCATGTTGTTGTGCGCCGAACCAGACCCCGTGGGGGCCGCCTGAAGGTTCGGGGAACCGCCCCCGGTGTAGTTCGTGACCGTCGTCCACCCGGACCCGGAACCCAGGTTCGTCTTCTCCAGGCCGCCCGTGAACGAGGTCCCCACGCCTTTGAGGAGGTGCGTGTGGGAGGGCATCTCCTGGACGGTCAGGAAGTGCGACGCCTCCCCACCCTTCGACCCCATCTGCCCGAACGTCGCGTGATTGTCCGACACGCCCACCGGGACGCGCGTGCGCAGGTCGGGGATGCTGAAGTGTGTCGAGTCCTCCGCGCCGTACAGGGTGCCGATCGCCTGGTACAGGTCCGGGTACGACGACCTCGCCAGCGACTGACCCTTGCACAGCAGCCACCCGGCTGGCGTCGCCAGACCGGCGTACGGCATCAGCGCGCCGATGGGCACCTTGCCTCCGGAGCTCTCGGCGAGGTTCGTCGCGTTCACGATCCCCGCCTCAATAGTATTCATGTGGGTGGCCATGATCGGCGTATCACCCTCGGGGTAGTCCTGCCAGTTCGGCCTTGCCCGCTGGTACGGCACCGTTACTCCTCCTTGTTCCCGCGCTTCGTACACCGGAAGATGCGGCCGTCCGGGGACACCCACAGGGACTTCCCCACGACGCCGCGCGACGGCGGCCACACGCCATCAATGATATCCCCGGACCTGCCCATCTTCGCGAACATTTCCAGGATCTCCTTACGGGTAGCCTTCGACAGGGCGTCCCCTTTCTTCAACGCCTCCTCAACGGACTTGTTGATCGCGTCCGGGTCCACCGCAGCCGTCAGGGTGATCTCCGACGTGGCCCCCCATGCGGACTCGTTGCCGGTCCTGTCTACCGCGTACATGGCCACTTGGAGCGGCTCGTTCAGCGGCAGGCCGGCAAGGACGCACTGGCCGTCCTTGACGAGGGACCCGCGCGGCACCAGGGCCCCATCAGCGGGCGTCTTCACGCCCACGTTCAGGTAGGACAGGTCCGCGGGCATGCCCCCACCGTCAGCGGACTTCCCGTCCCAGGCGACGATCAGGACGCCCTGGCGCTGCGACAGTGTCGGCTTCGACGGCGTGGGCGGCGGCGTCGTGTCCGTCGGCATCAGGATGTCCGCCGGGTCGGACCAGGCCGACACGATCCCGTCGATGGACACCGCCTGCACCTGGAGGCGGTACAGGACGCCCGGGTCCAGGTTCGGGAAGTCCACGCTGTTCGTCCCGGTCACCTGGTGCGGCAGGCCCTGCCGGTACGTGCCCCCGCCCGGAAGAGTCACCTGGTAGGAGCAGATGACACGGTAGTCGCGGATATCCAGGGACACTCCCCGCGTGTCCGTGGTCACCGGCGCCCACGACAGGCGGATCGCACCGAAGTGGCCGGCCCCTGACTCGGTAGGGATGATCACCCCGGATCCGACCACGCCCAGCGGTTTGGCGGGCGTCCGCCGGTCGGACGGCTTGGACGGCCGAACCCCGGACCCGGACGTCGCCGCCAGCCCGGCGATGCCCTTCGTCTTCTTCGCCAGGCGGGACAGGTAGTCCTCCAGGACCGTCCCGAACGTCGTGTGCCCGCTCACCCCGGACGAGTCCAGGGTCACAGACACCTGCATCACACGGAGCCGCTCCAGGCCGCTGGAACGCTCCACGCGCAGCCAGTCACCGACCTGGTAGTCCACCCACGGCAGCAGGACACCCTCCATACCAAGATCCCACTCCCGCTTCACCTCCTGGTCAGGGTGGGCGCCACTGATAAGCGTCTTCTGGGCGACGATGCGGGCGGTCGCCTCCTTCTCCACACCACCCGCGGACACGACCTTCTCAGTGCGCCTCAGACCCGCAGGGGCCTCAGCGTTGTGGAACCGCCACCTGTGCGTGCCCTCCCCGTCCACCAGGACGTCCGTGCACATCTCCTGCCACGTCACAGCCTCCTCCGCCGAGGAGGAGCCGCCATGGAGCCGCCACACCCTCGGGTTCGACGGAGCCATCACCGTGTCGTTGTTGAACAGGGACAGGGTGCGGCCGTCCCACCGGCGGTCCATGATCCCCAGGTCGTACAAGGACTTCACCAGGGACAGCAGGTCAATCGTCGGGTCGTAGGCGATCGTCATGATCGACTTCCACTTCGCCCCAGCCGCGTCAGCAGACGCAGAACCCCGCAGCGTAAGGGCCTTCCCCCACCCGCGGGCCACGGCGGCGTCCCAGACGGTCCTCACGATCGTCCCGGCGTTCACGGACAGGAAGTTCCACTTGCCGTCCGAGTCCTGCGCCGTCTTCGGAGGGTCCCACACCAGGGCCCCCTGGAGGACGTGGCTGATGTGCACGCACTCCGCCCGCCGCGTCCCCGTCCCGTCAGACATCAGGTTCCGCTCAACCTTCGTCGTCAGGAACCTCGCCCCCGGGGGCTCGACCCACGACTCCCCGTTATCGGCCGTGTACTCGACGGCAAGCTCTACCTCAGAGTCCAGCAGGCCGCCACGGATGCCGTCCGCCTCCGGGTAGGACACGGTCAGCGTGGGCGTGTCGTTCAGCGGGCACGTCAGCGTCATCTCCAGGACGTCCGGCATCACCCCCAGACGGCCGCCCATCGGCGTGTAGGCGACCAGGCGCAGCCCGAGACGCGGCCCCATCAGTACGCCCTCCGGCACCGGAACCGGACGTTCCTGGGGGCGCCCGACGTCGTCACCGAGAACCGCCCCTGCGCGTCCGGGGTGAGCGCCCAACCACCTGGAGGCTGCGACAGGCCACCGGACGCGTCAGTCCCCGTCATCTTCCACCAGTCATCCGTGAGCACGACCCGGTACGCGTACACGTCGATCACCATGTGGTAGACGTTCTTCGGGACCGTCCCCGACCAGGACAGGACACCACCGGAGGGGACGTCCCGGATGACCACGGCGCCCGTCGGCGTCTCCACGTCGATCAGGCACCGGGTGATCGGCATCGCCGACCCCATCAGCGTAGACAGGTTGTCCAGGCCGACAGTAGTCTCACGCTCGTCCCACCAGACCCCCTCCACGCCCTCGAACACAAGCGTCACCTCGATCATGTTCTCCGCGTAGTAGAACACGGGTTCGACACTGTTCGACAGGCGCACCAGGGTCTGCTTCGCCGTACCACCAGGGGGCCGGTGCTGCATCGTGATCAGGGAGCCGACCCTGCGGACCATCCGCATCAACGCCCAGTAGTTCGTGTCCAGGCCCTCCCTGCCGCGGCCGGAGTCCTGGACGACGACCTTCACCGTCACCTGGAGCGGGTCCACCGTCAACGGCGCCTGGGGCAGCACCCCCGACCGCCACGGGACGGCCGTGGACACGTTCCGAGGCGCGCCCAGCGTAGGCAGTGTCGTCTCAGACGTGACGAACCACCGCCCCGCCGGGTCGTCCAGGGGGACGCCGTCCAGGTAGTACTCCGAAGCCATTAGTACGCGGCCCGGATCTCAACCTTGTGAGGGTTGTCGGTCGGCTGGGAGCCGTCCACGTTCAGGCTGAACTTGCCGTCCTTGCCGGGGCAGAGGGTGAACCCGTCCGGGCAGACGGTCAGCCCGTCGGACACGTCCACGCCGGCGTGCGGGAACCACTCGATGCCGCGGCGGGCCCGCAGCGTGTCAGTGTCGATCAGCAGGTGCGGTCGGGACCCGTTGACGGGGCCCTCCCACATGAGCCAGGATCCGGAGACGCCGCAGGTGACCTTCACGCGGGCAAGCGGGTTCAGGATAGACAGCCGGATCCCGTCGGACGGGAAGATGGCCTGCGCGCCCCAGGCGGGTAGGGAGCGGAGCACGATCTGCCTCGTGGAGGCCTCACGCCACACGCCGGTCAGGCCACGCCACGTCACGTGGACGACGTACGCATCCGCCCTGATCTGGAACGGGTCTCTCACGTTCTCCACGGCCACCGGGGACTCCAGGCGCGTCTGGCCGCCCATCGGCCTCGACAGGGACGCGCCGAAGGGGATGCTGTCCAGCCACTCCCGGAACGCGGTGACGTCACGGACGGTGAACGTCTGGAACAGGACGAACGGCGTCGTCGGCACCCGCACGTCCGCCCCGCCGCGGGACACGGAGACCGTCTCAGTAGGCTGGTAGATCTCAGCCCCAACCTGCCACCGGCCACCGGCATCATCCAGTGACACGCCGTCAATCTTGTAGTCCGTAGCCATACGCCACGCTCCTCCTTATAAGGACGCTGCCAGGCGGATCCCGGACGCCACCTTGTCACGGACAGCCGAATCCGTCTCCTGGACAGGATTGTACTGGTTGATAGTGATGGACGCCCCGCTCTTGCTGAAGTCGCCGCCGTCAACCTCATGGTTCACGGTCATCCCGGGCAGGCGGCCGGTCAGGCCACGCAGAGACCGCTTCACCGCCGGCTCCTCATCCTCGATGCCCGTCACCAGGCCCCTGATGAGAAGCCGCCCAGCAGGCTGAAGAATCCGCTTGTCAACAGGGGCGGGCCCCTTCCACCGAGGGATCATCCTCGTCAGGCCCCCCAGGGTCGAGGAGAGCCGCCCGATAGACCCCCGGATCCCGCTGATAAGACCGCTGATGATGTTACGGCCCGCTTGCAGCAGCCACGACCCCGCACCCGAGAAGATCGACCGGATCCGCTGCGGCAGGTTCGTGATGAAGCTGATCATCCCGCTGATAGCCATCCGCGTCGCGTTAGCCGCGAACGTCCACCCGGTCCGGAGGATCGAGATGATGACCTGCATCATCGTCGAGACGATCCCCCACGCCACCGTGTACATCCACTGGAAGAGACCGACGATGATATGGAGGGCGCCGCTGATCGTCCCCTGGATGATGCTCAGGGTGCCGCTCACCATATGGGACATGCCCTGCCACACCTCGTCCCAGTCGCCGTGAAGCACACCAAGAACGACCTCGAAGACACCCTGAATGATGTTCAGGGCGCCGATCACCGCACCCTTGATGACATCCCAGACGCCGATAAGGACGTCCTGCAAACCGTTCCAGAACCCCGTCCAGATCGGCTCCAACCACTCGACCATCGCGTCGATCGACTGGAACATCGGCAGCCCGTACTCCTGCCAGAACTGGGAGATCTTGCTCCAGCAGTCGGAGAACGCGGGGACGAGCTCGTTGTTCACCCAGTCCGTGATCGCGGTGACGGCCTCCCCGACCTTCGCCTTCACGTCCTCCCAGTTCTGGGTGACCGTGTCACGGAACGTCTGGGAGTTGTTCCACAGCAGGACGAAGATTGCAACCAAAGCAAGGATGGCTGCAATCACCAGGCCGACGGGTCCCAGGATCCCCAGGATGGCGGAACCCAGGCCCTCCACGCCGCTGATCAGCGGGATGAGCGTCGACGCGAGGGACAGGAGCCCCGGCAGCATCCCCAGGACGCCCTTGAACCCCAGGAACGCGATAACCAGGGCCGTCACCAGGCCCGGCGAGTTCGTGAGCTTCTCAATGAGAGGGATCAGGAACTGGTCGATAAGCTTCGTGATGAACGGGGAAAGCTTCTCAATAGCCTGCACCAGCCAGTCCCCCAGCGCCTCGGCCAGGGGCGCCAGGGCCTCCAGGAGGCGGGACACGGGCGGCCCGAGCTTCTCGAACGCCTTCGCCAGGACCTTCCCCACCGTGCTGGCCAGGGCACCACCGAGGGTGAGGATCGCCCCGAGCAGCTGGCCGATCTGAGGGGCCGCCCCCTGCAACGCCTTCAGTCCCTTGTTCAGGCCGAGGAAGAAGTCAGACACGCCCAGGCCGAACTTCTCGTTCCCCAGGACCTTCGCGAGGACCTGCCACGCGTTCCCCGCCGCGACGGACCCGTCAACCATCGCCCGCTTCAGGGTGAACGAGAAGGCCACCAGGTCGTCGGACGTCTTCGCTACCGCCGCTGACAGGGCATCCATCCCGCCGGCGGCGCCCGCGAAGATGTTCGTCAGGATCGTCTGACCCTTCAGGCTGTTCAAGGCCTTCGCGAAGCCGCTGATGCTCCTCTCGGCCCGCTCGATCGTGTACCCGCCCTTGTCGGCCGCCTTGAAAACGGCGCCCACGGCGGACCCTAGGTCCTTCATGATGCTGATCGACCGGCGGGCGGCGTCAGCGCCACGCTGGATCGCCCTGTCGATACTGCCGTCCCCGGCCGCCCGGGCAGCCCACTCGGCGAACCGGTCCCCCAGGTCGGAGAACCAGTCCCCCAGCTGCGGCAGGTACCGGGCGCCGACCTCACCGATCGTCAGCAGGCCCTCAGTGAACGACCCGAACCCCCTGGTGGCCCGCCTGGCGCCCTCAGCAGTATTCGCCAGCGAGGACTCCAGCTGAGGCAGGTGCCCGTGGACCGCGTCCGCGACAGCAGCAGTCCACTGCCCCTGCGCCCTCGCCAACTCAGTCAGCTGGGCGTCCAGGATCGGCATCGCGTCAGAGGCGAGGGACCGGATCGCGCCCTCCGCCTCGGACCAGAACGCAGCACTGAAGTTCTGCTGCACCTGCTTGAACGCGTCCCCCACGTCCGACAGGTGGTCCTTCGCGTCCTTCAGGGACAGGACCAGGGTCGCAGCCCCGGTCGCCATCCCCATGAAGATACCCGGCAGGGCCAGCCCGGCTGGGGCGATAGCCGCGAGCAGGCGGGCGAGAGCCCCCAGGGTCCCCACGAGAGCCGTCACCGCAGACCCCATCGCCAGGACAGCGGACGCCGCCACACCCATGGTGAGCGCGAGCTTGTCCATGTTCTCGACGACGTCCTTCGCCTGCCTCGCCCAGTCAGACAGGGCCCGGAACCCGGACAGGCGGGTGAAGTAGGCCTCCACCTTCGCCAGGGCCGCGTGATCCGCAATAGCCTGGAAGTGGACGTACCGGCGGCGCGCCAGCCACGCGAACTTCGCCCGCGCCTTACCCGTGTCCGCGTCCGCGTTCACGGTCACACTCGTGTCCAGGCGGCCAAGCTTACGCCTGATCTTGTGGTAGTCGGACTCGTCCAGGTGCAGGTGGATCCTCACCCGCTCACCCAGACGCTTGATCCGCTCCTGGACACGCCGGTAGGACGACTCATCAAGATCGATCCTGATCTTGATGCCACCCTTGTCGAGAGCCTCTTCCTGGGCCCGGATCTTCCTCGCGTCAAGGTGCGCCGTGATCTCTGCGGTCGGCCAGTCCTGGCGGCGCAGCTGCTCCCGGATCCGGGTGATGCCCGTCCTGTCCAGGCGCGGCACGACCTTCGTGTCAGCGTTCTCGAACGCCTTCCACAGGTCGTCGAGGGACTTCCTCTCGACCTTCGGCTTGACCTTCGGGGCCACGCCCGAGCCGCCGAGCCTCCGGATACGGTCCTTTACCCGCTTCAGGGACGCCTCATCGACCTTGACCTTCGTCTTGATCGTCGCGTCGAGACGCTTGATCTGGTCCTTGGCCTTCTTCAGCGACTTCTTGTCCAGGACGACCTTGATCTTCGTCGTCGCGTCGAGCCGCTTGATGCGCTCCTGGATCTGCTTGACGTCCCCGTCGTCGAGGACGAGGCCGACAGGGAGGTCGAAGTCGACCTGCTGGCGGACCTTATGGAGCTTCTGCCTCAGTTCCTGGGCGAACTTCGTGAGGTCCGGGGCGACCTTGACGCCGAGCTTACCGACAATCCCCTTGGGCACAGTTCACCACCTATCAGGTCAGCCTATAGAAGAGAGTATAGCAGCCACAGCCTGGCTATCAGACGAGGAGACCGGCTCCCGCTGGGACGGCGGAGACGGCCTACCCGCGTACTCAGAAGGCCGCAAGGACGCCTTCTGCTGGGCGCAGGCCCGGAGCGTCAGCACGGACACGTCCATCAGGTCAGCGCGCTGCCGCTCGGCCACCGACCACCCGAACCACTCCTCACCGCCGAGCAGGACCCTGGCCCGCCACAGCGACCTGGGCTCATACGGGAGCCTGGCAACGAGACCCTCGACGAGAGACAGCCGGACGCCGACGTCGCGCCCGTCCACGCCGTACAGGGCGAACAGGTCGGCGTCGGCGTCCGGGTTCTCGTCGAGGAAGAGCCTCAGGTCTCGTCGCCGAGCAGTTCCCCCAGGAACGCCCCGACGAGCTCGATGACCTTCCCGAGGCCGCGCTTGCGGTAGAACTCCGTGTACCCCTCCGCGTCCACCAGGAAGGACTCCTCAATCTCCTCCATCATCCGCTGGACGACATCGAGGGTCACGTCACCACCCGGCTCGATACCGGCGGCGGCGAGCAGCCGCATCGCCTGGGACGGCAGCAGCGTACGAGGATCCACGATCAGGTCGTGCCCCTCCACCTCACTGAACTCGACGGGAGCGGGGGCCTGCTCCTCGGTCTTCTTAGCGACCATAGTGTGCTCCTAAGGCTGGCGTGCTCCCCGATGGTGGAGTCTCTGCGCCCGGGGCGGGAGCACACCATGAGCGCCCCGGGCACAGAGAGACTGTGTCAGGCGGTGACAGTGAACTTCTCCGTCGCGGCGCCACGACCCTTGCCGTTGACCACGACAACCTCCTGCTGCCCGGCGGCGACCGGAGGCACGGTACAGGTAATGACCGTCGCCGACTTCTTCGTGAACGCCGCCCGCGCAGTGCCGAACAGGACCTTGCGGACACCGTCGAAGTTCGTGCCGGTGAGGGTCACGGCCGTACCGACCTTACCGGTCTTCGGAGCGACGTTCGTGACGGTCGGGGCGGCAGCGGACGCGCCGGTCACGGTCCTGGGCTTCAGGTAGTGGACAGGGGCCTTACCGGACGGGGGAGTCAGGATGACGCCCTTGATCTTGATCTCGGTGAAGTTCTCCTTGTCCAGGGTCGGCATGTCACCAGACAGGTTCACCTTCCGCAGGAGCATGCCGGAGACAAGCTGACCCTCCTCGATGACGATCAGGATCGCCTTGTCGATGCTGCCCGAGAGGACCAGGTCGTACCCGTCGGTCGACTCCACGTAGGTCGACCCGGGGAACGCGATGTTGATCGTGTCGTCAGACATGGACACGGAGGAGATCGTCACGTTCGTTGTCTTCGTCGCACGCGTGCTGCGGGCGTTCTTGCGGTCCCACGTGTCCTTGGTGGAGGTGTCACCGCCGTCGGTCTCGAACTCGATGAGGTTCTCAGACGACGTGTCACCCACCCACGTCCACCCCTGGGACTCGAGTGTGGTGCCGTCACCGAACGTGTACGCCCAGAGGTCAGGGGCGGCGGCGTCAACGTCACCGACGTAGACGTGCCCCATGCCCGCAATCTGGATCTCGTTGTCGGCGTTGCTGGTGTTCGCCATCTCTTAGCCTTCCCGTGTAGTCGAGCGCACCACGACCACCGCGGTGACGTTGAACTCATTGTAATCTGACGTGTTGAACTGGAGTCCCCCGAGGAACGGGTACCCCATCTCCAGGTAGGAGATCATCCCACCGGCCAGCGGGGTGCCGTCACGCCATATCCGGTTCATCCCCACCATCAGGGCCTGCGCCATGGACTCGGCCGTGTGGGCGTCAGGGTGGACCACGTACCACCGCACACGCAGCTGGACCGCGGCGCCGAACGGCCCCTTCTCGAGGGTGTCGGTGAGGTACACCTGGACGACGACGAGGGGCCCTTCCGTGTCGTCGACGTCGGGGCGGATATCGACCTGCGCCTCAGTCAGGACAGTCGCACCCTTGCAGGCGAGGCGGGTGGCCTCAACCATGAGAGTCAGCGGCATGACCGGGACGTGCTCCACATACCTGCCCATCAGAAGCCCCCATGCCTTTGCACGATGTTACGGAACACGCCGATGCCCTTGACCCACTTCCGGCCGGGCTTGCCGCGCTTGCCGGCGTAGTGGCCCATCTCGGTGTTCCAGTCGTAATCGAGGTCGTCGATCTCGATGTGCCAGTCCACCTTCTCCTGGTGCATGGTGATCTTGGAGAGGAAGCGTCCGGTGTGCACGTGGCCGGCGGCCTCCGCCTTCACCTCGGCGAGGATCTTCGCGGCGGCGGCGGCGAACTCCGGCTCCCTGGAAGCGACGGCGGCGATGGCCTCGCGCGTCTTCTCGTCGTCGTAGACGGTGATGTCGCCGCTCACTTGGACTCCACCCCGACAGCGTCGATACGGACCTTGTAATGGGCCGTCATCGGGGACGCCCCGTACTGGGTGGCGCTACCTGCCTGCTGGTAGGTGATGTCGTCCGCCCCCTCGGGGCCGACGAGCACGCGGACCTTGCTGTGGGGGCCGCCCGGCCAGTGTCCGCGCCCGTACACGACGCGCACGGTCTCGTCGAACAGGCCCTTCTCCACCGTCCTCGTCTCACTGGCGCGCAGAGCCGACCCGGAGGACGGCTGCACGAAGACCTTGTCCAGGACCACGGGGGTGCCGGGCACGTAGCGGCGGCCCGTAGGCCCGTCCTCCACCACCATCGGCGTCACCTCGACCTTGTGGGGGCCGTCCTCCAGGAACCGGCGCCGCCGGGGCTTGTACGCCCCCGCCATCACCAGTCACCCCACGGAGTCACCCCAGCAAGATCGGAAGGCGGCGGGTCAGGCGGGTCCTGGCGGCCCATCGTCTGCACCCAGGAGCCCTCCTGGTGCAGCCCCCCCCGATACTGGAGGTACCCGTCCCCCCGAGCGGTCATGGCAGTCCACCCGCCGGGGTGCTCCACGAGGAGAGCCATCTCCGCGGGACGCACCTCCAGCAGGCCGGACGCGATCGCCGTGTTCACGGAGTACGTGTACGACCCCTCGGTCTCATACTTCAGGACGCCACCGGCGGGGGCGCGCAGCACACGGCACACGCACTCCGCCTCGATCCTCCTCAGGACCGTCTCATAGGGCTTCCTGGTCTTCGCCCTGTCGAGGGCATCGGGGACGGTGAGGAGGATGCTGGCCTCGACGTAGTCAAGCATCGGCTGAACGAAGGGGACCTCGTCCGCGGGGTCAGGGTCCCGCAGCAGGGCCGCCTTCACGTCCTCCAGCGTCGCCACCGTCATGCCAGCATCCTCCTCACCATCATCATCAGGGGACCGCGCCCAGGCCCGGGGATCAGGGCTTCTTCTTGAAGACCGCGAACGCCTTCGGGTCGCGGATGCACCAGCCGAAGATAGCCTCAGCGAGGAACGCGCGCTCGTTGTGAGCGAACAGGTCATGGCCGAAACCGTACTCCTGAGCCTGACGCATCTCGATGCTCATGACATTCCCGATGACCAGGTTGTTCTTGAAGGAACCGCCAACCATGACGGCGTCGGTCTCCTCGATCTTCGCCTTCTCGTAGCCGCCGACGGCGGACGTGAAGTGGATCGGCAGGCCGAGGAACATGCCGACCGGGTCAGCAAGGTTCGCAGACGCCTGGAAGAGCGGGCGACCAAGGGTGTCGGACACGCCGAGGATCTTGGTGCGCACGTTCTTACGGGCGACGAACGAGTCGATCTCGAAGTCCTCGTTCGCGGCCTCAACGGCGTCCACGCCCTCCAGGGCCTTCTTCAGGAGGGCATCGGGCTTGGTGTCCGCGTAGTCGATGACGACCTGGTTGGCGGCAGCGGAGATGATCGGCGTCTGACCAGCGAGGACGTTGCCGGTGATCGCGTCCTTGCCGTGGAGGATGGAGTTGTCCATGGCGCGGCTGATCGAGTCGGACAGCTGCTGCTGGAGGTCGAGGTAGGCGGCCACGGGAGAGTGGCGGATGACCTCCTCGGAGAGGACGACACCGGCGGCGACCTTGATCGGGACGATCTTACGGACGTCGAAGTTCAGGTTGACCGTCGGCTTGACGGCGCCCTCAGCGACGACACCGGCGGTGGCGTGGCCCATCGGGAAAGGGAGGACCGCGCCGGAGAGGGTGACGGGGCGGGTCTGCGCCAGGGTCTGCATGACAGACCCCTTGTAGGCGTTGGACCAGATGCCCGCGACGACCTCGGGGGGGAACACCCCCTTCTTCTCGCCCGAGAGGAGCTTCTCAAGTGTGTGGGACGCGACGGCCGGATCAGGCATCTCGCGTACTCCTTCCTGTGTATCAGGACAGGCCGAAGAACCCGGCGGCCTGCTCCTCCATGTTGTTGGTTGCGCCCATGGTATCAGAATTCATGATCGGGTCCCTTGGAACTGATACGGGCTTCTTATCTCCGTCTTCGCCTCGCAGGGAGGACAGGAGGGCGGCCTTCTGCTGCCAGGAGCCCGGGTCCCCGTCGAGGAGGACGGCGTACTCCTGGGTGAGACCTTTGTCGGAGAGGATGCGGGACCGCTTGTCCGCGAGCGCCTGCTTGGCGGCCTCCTCCCGCTCGGCCTGCATCTCCTGGAGCGCCTTCTCCAGGGCGGCGATACGGTCGTCCGCCGACACGCCCTCAGACGCCGCAGGAGCCTCCTGGACGGCCTCAGAGGCGGCCGCCTGCACCGTGGGTGCCGGGGCAGGATCGGGAGCCTTCACGGGCTTCACAGGGGCCTCCTGGACGGCCTCAGGGACAACCGGAGGCGATGACGGCCTCTGAATGATCGTCTCCACGTCAGTGTCCGCGGCGATCTCCCTCGCCGCACTGGTGCTGTCAGCCATTAGCGCGCTCCTTACGTCTCGCTGACTTCTCACGCGACCTTGTGCCGCGCAACGCCTTGTCCATCGCCGACCGCGCCTCAGCCCCGTGAAGGTCCTTACCGCGGACGACCTTGTCATACGTGGCCGCGTACCCCGCGGCCGCCTTCTTGCCCGGCCACGCCCGGCTCGTGAACACCGGCACGACCGTGCAACGGTCCCCGTAGTGGTAGGCGAACGCGGCCGTCCCCTGCGTCTTGTACACGGGGCCACGGCCGGCGAGCATCGCGCAGAACCCGCAGGGGCCATGCTTGCCGGGGTGCACGACCCGCGCCCATGCGAACGCCTTCAGGATCCGCCGCCCCTGCCGGTCCCGCCGGTCCCTGTCCGGAGGGTCCTCCACAGCCAGGGGAGCCCGCTCCCGGACGATCTGGTTGAGGGGCGCCTCCGACCCGATCTCCTCGATCGCCTCGCCGACACGATCCGCGATCTTCCCGAAGGCGTCATCGAGCGCCTTCCGGCGGCGGGCAGCCCGCTCCTCGGCAGTCTCCAGCCGGGGACGCTCCTCCTCAGCCTTCCTCTCAGCCTTACGGGCCTTCCTCTCGGCCTTGCGGGCCTTCCTCTCGGCCTTGCGGGCCTTCCTGCGCTGCTCCTCCTTGGCCTGGCGGCGGGCGACCTGCTGCTCCTCCTCCGCGGCCTGCCCGGCCGCAGCCCTGCGGGCGGCCTTCCGCACCGACGGGGGAAACTTCTTCAGGTCCTTCTCCAGGCCGTCCAGGTGCTCCCGCATGCCGTCCGGGTCCGGGGGCGCCTCCATCACGGCCCGGGCCACAGCCTGCCTCCCCGCAGCCTCCACGTGATGCTCCAGCACACGCTGCACGGCAGGCTCGTTACCCCGCCTCAGGCCACCGGGGACCTCCCGCAGCCCCTGCCGCAGAGCCCGCCGACTGTAAGGGGACTGGCGGGGCACCCACGCCTCGTCGCCGCCCCGCATCCTTGCCTGGCCGCGCAGGAACAGGACGCCCGCGGAGTGAGCCAGCCGCCGGTGCTCAACCACCTCATGGAACAGGGCCTCAGCCACAGCATCAGCGCCCGCAGCCGTACTCTCCGCCGGAAGAGCGCGCAGCACAGAGGACGCCCTGCGGCGGAACAGGATCAGGATCGCGTCCAGCAGGGCGCGGAACACGGCCTCAGTCACGCGGCTCCTTCCTGGGCTTCTCCGTCTCCTCAGTCTCCTGCGCCTCGTCGTCCTCGTCGTCCGGGTCCTCGGGGGCAGACCTGTCGGCTACACCCGCACCGGCCATCTCATCAACCTCCTGGCTGCGAGCGTCCTCACGCTCACGCTGCTGAGGAGACAGCATCATGAAGTCCCGAGCGGTCTGCGCGGACAGGACACCCTGCGCCTGCGCCTGCAAGGCAGACGCCATCATCGCCGAAACCGACGGGGCCGCGGCGTCACGCCACTGAACCTCCAGAGCAGTCGACTCAACCAGGTCGAAGCCGCCCATCACGCACACGGTGCGAGCGATCCTCTCCAGACTGTCCGCGAACTGACGCTGCTTGTTCTCCGCCCTCGCGATCAGACGGTCCTTCGCCACACGCAGCGCCTCCGCGCTGGTCGGATTCGAGTCTGCGGACACACCCATCATCGACGGCGGAATACCAGTCATCGACGAAACCTGCAACGCGTAAAGCTTGTAGATGTTCTGGATCGGCGTCATGTCCACGCCGGTCAGCTGCTTGATATCCGACCCCTCCGGGGCCGCCATGATGTTCCCGATGTACGCCTGCATCGTGTCCGGCATACTGTCCAGGATCTCAGCGGAATGGTTCCCGATCAGGAGGCGCAGCGGCCACGCGGCGACCTCCTGGCCGACCTGGATGTTCGTCAGCGTCCGGGAGGCGGCGTCAATGATCGTCGCCATCTCCGTCAGCTCGCTGCGCCCGTACTTGTCCTTGATCCTGGCCCTGTTGTACATGGGGATGATCGACGGCCCCCACGAGTCCAGGCGGCCGGACCCGTCGGTCAGCCACTCCTGAGAGGAGTCGCCGCGCTTGTAGTAGACGACGCCGTCGGGCAGGTAGTAGGTCGCCCCGACGGTCTCGGCGTCCACGCGGTAGACGGCGAGGCCCTCCAGGAGGCGGCCCTGCCAGTCCGTGCGGACGCAGGCGTGCTTGGAGTCCAGGGCCCGCACGTAGGGGTACTCGGACTCCTCGTCCGGCGGGGACAGCACCCAGAACGCCGCCCCGGTCGCGAGCGCCTCCGAGGCGGCCAGGTTGAACTGGGAGTCCATGTCATTGTGCTGCCACGTCCGCTCGACCCAGCCGATCGGCTCCTGGTCCTCCTCGCAGGAGGTGATGAACCCGGACGGGATCAGCACCTCGGTGAGGACGTCGATCGCCATCTTCGCCCACGGGGCCTGGACCTCCAGGACCCGTGCCTTCGGCGGCAGGGACACGCCGAGGGCAGCCACCCGGGCGTGGCCCTCGTAGTAGGCCTCCATGCCGCCCCTGGGGCGCAGAGCACCAGACTCGAACGCCCTCATGAGGTTCTCGAAACTCATTACAGGTACGCCCTCCACTGTCCGGCCGGCTGCTTCCTGGCCGCCCACTCCTTAGACGATAGGACGGCCCTATAGAGCATTCTAGCACCTATCATGCAAACCGCTAAGTCGATCTTCTTCGGCGACTTCGGCGACTCCTTCTTCACGCTGAACCGCCCCTTGAACTCATTCACGCGGCAGTTCGACACGTGCTCACCCAGGTCCGCGGACCCGTCATGCGTGAACGCCTGCTTCTGGATCTCGTCGTACGCCGTCTCCGCCGCCTCCGCGAACTGGTAGGCGTGAGACCGCATGTCCCACGCCACCAGCGACGCCGACATGCCCTGACCCCGCACCGCCGGGAGGATCAGGCCGTCACCGAGGTCCTCGGGCCACGTCGTCCTCGTGAACGACTCCCACTCACGGACGTCGGCCCAGAACGCGACAACCTGGTAGTCCTCGAACGCCCTCCGCACCGCCGCATCGACCTTGGACACGTTCACCAGGCCCGACGCCTTCTCCGGAGCCCAGTGGCCGATCTTGAACACGTGCCCGTCCGACATGCAGCAGCCGACCAGGGCGGTGTGGTCGTTCGACCGGGAGCCGTCGAAGAACATGACGATCTCCTCCCCCGGCTCGTCCCCGTCGCGCTTCCGGACGACACGGTTCGGGTCCCGCAGGAGCGTCCACTCCTCCAGGGGCACCCACGCGTTGTCGGCGGCGTTCGGCCGGTTCAGGAAGAACCGGATCGACCTGGACTCCGTGTACCTCGGGGACCAGATCAGCGCCTTCGTGGCCTCCAGGTCCACCCACGGGCACCCCTCGTAGACGAACTCCAGGGCCTGCTGGAGCGGCACCTGATGCTCCGGCGGGTCATCCACCAGGGCCGCGTTCGGAGGCGCCACACGGGCGTCGTAGAGGATCTTCTTCCGGTTCCTCGTCCGCCCCTCCTCCTGCGCCACCCAGTCCTCGAACGTCGCCTCAGCCGCCGATGACTCCCCAGGCACCCACGCGTTGCACGTGTGCAGCGTCCTCGCCCCGGTCTTGGCGGCGTTCTGCTCGATCGTGCTCATCAGCTCCGGACCGCCGTTCGACGGCACCCAGTGCTCCAGCTCGTCACAGACGGTGAACGACGTCTCCCCGCCCTCCAGGGACCTGGAGGAGGATGCCTTCTGCTCCAGCTGGTCCCCGGACGCCGAGTCCAGGAACGTCTTCCCGACCGTCAGCCCGTACCGCTGCGCGAGCGGGGAGCCCTTCGCCGCGAACGCCCTCACCATGCGCATCGTGTTCTTCGTCTGCTGCTCCGACGTGGCGACGACCTGGATCCACGCCATCGCCATCGTCTTGCCCTCCACCCCCAGCGGGGAGGAGTCGTCCCACCGGTCGAACCGGCAGGGGCCCAGCATCTCAAACATCGACAAGGCGGCGGCGAACGGACTGTTGTGGGTCGGCTTGAGCGTCTCGCCGGTGAGGTATGTGCCGTCTCCGTCCACGCTGATGCACCGTGCGGCCTGGCCGGGGGCGCGGGTGATGCTGCGGATCGTGATCGGCTGCGGCTTCCGCTTCTGCTCCTTGACGCGCTCGGTCTTGCGGGGGAGTGTGAAGAGCCGCTGGTGCCTGTAGGGCTTGAAGGTGAGTCGGTACCTCTTGCCGACGACGCGGCCGTTGAGTGTCGCGTCCGACTCGCGGACGTTCACCCTGACGCCGAGAGTGCGGAGCAGCTGCGCGAACTGGGAGGCCATCTCCTTGCGTACGGTGCACCACTCGGCAGACCCATTCTTCGCCACGTACCCGTCGGAGTCCAGGAGTCCCTGAGCAAGAGCGCGCCGCTGCTCGGCGGAGGCGTACAGGTAGGCGTCCGGGATGTGCTTACGGCCGAGCACGCGGGCGGCAGCCAGGTCAGCAGACCCGCCGTACAGGCGCCCTCCCCGCCGCCCGGTCCCAAACCGGATCCTGCGGGCACTGGAACCTGAGGGGGCGACGCTGGCGAGGTAGCCGGCCCGGTGAAGCGCCCCCGCCACGTGGGCCTCATCCTGCGCCGCGCAGGTGATGCGGCCGCTGTCCACGTCTCCGTCGCCCAGCCAGTAACCTAGGACGTACGGGTCCATGGGGAGGTCGCGTTCGGGCATCTCAAGTACCGGCTGCGGTGGCAGGGCGTACTTGGTGACGTCCGGGCGAGTACACTTCGAGGACGGCGAGAGAGGCCGCTTGAACATGAGGCCGCTGTCCAGCATGTCCACCACAGACTTGGTGACGCGCCTGCGCTTGGCGCCGCCGACGAACTCGTCCACGACGAACAGGTGGCCGCCGGAGAACGTCTCAACGACCCCGTCAGAGAAGTGGACGTCCCACATGTCGTAGTCGTCACGGATCTCGTGAAGCTTCGTGATGGCGACGGGGGCGCCGGAGGCGGAGTAGACGATGTCTCCGACCTCGACGGTGCCGTATGTCTTCCAGCCGACACTAGTCAGGATAGGGTGATCCAAGCCACACGCTTTGCCACTTCCCTTTCCCAGGCGCCTGACTGCCCAGTTGTACACCCACGACCCGTCAGGATTCAGGGCGTACATGTGCATCAGGAACTCAATCTGCTGCGGCGTCGGCGTGAACGCCTCACCCGCGCGGGGCCCGTTGGGCTGCTTCAGGTTGTCGATCATCCACGCCGCAGCAACCAGCCCCAGGGTCCTCTCAGGGAGTTCCCTGGGCATCGTGATCAGCCGCTCCCTCGGCGGCGCGTCCCACATGGGGTCAATGGCGGTGCGCTCCAAGTGCCATCAGCCCCCGGGTCAGCCGTTCGAGGCGCGCTTGGCCAGGAAGTCCCTCATCGCGACGATGCCAGCAGACTCCTCAGGCTCAGCGCCCGTGTCGCGCTCGATCTCGATCCTCGCCCGACGCCGGTCCCCCTCGGTCAGGAGAAGACCGGAGAGCATCTGGTTCAGGGACGCGCGCATCACCGCGGACCGGTTCATGCCGCCGTACTTGTAGACGCTGATCTCGTCGCAGGCGTCGAACAGGAGGATCCAGTCCGACGGCTCGTAGTAGATCGTGTACTTCGAGTCCTTGACCGCCTGCCAGAGCGCCTTCGCGATCGGGTGCCACTCCGGGTCCGCTGTCGGCGGCTTGATGATGCCGTCCTTGACGCGGACACGCTTGACCCCGGCCTTGGCCTTCTTGGCCTGGGTGATCCTGTGCCCCTGCCCTGACCTCTTGGGGATCGGCCCCCTGCTGCCCATAGCATCCTCCTAATGGTGTGCCGTACGCCTATAGGATACCCGGGTGCTTGCCCTTTGGTCTATGCTCACGCCTCGGTTTCGTCCACCCTCGGGCGCGCCTCGCAGCGTGCGACTGCTCCGCGGTCCGCTGCATGTGATGCAACTGGCACAGGAGGCGGAGATTCCACAGCTCGTGCGGGCCACCCGGATCAATATGATCCACATGATTACCCGGGCCACCACAGAACACGCAACGACCACCATCCCGGCGAATGACCGCCTGACGGATCCGCGCCCAGTCCGGCGGCAGCGGCCCGCCGCGCCTTGACCCCTTCGACCACATGGTGCAATAATAGGCGGAGCAGGGCGGCCGCCCGGGGCTTTCGTTCCTTTCACCCGGGCGGCCGCCCTCTCTCACCCTCCGGCCCTCACCGCCGCCACCTCAGCTCCTCAACGACGTGGACCCGGCGAGCCTTCACCACGCCGTCACCCACCGCGAAGACGTCAGTCGGGTCCGCGGTGACCTCCATGATCACCTCGTCCTTCACAACGGCCGTCACGGCGTGCGCCAACGTGGCGTACAGGAACAGGCCACCCTCAACGGCCGGGCCCGGGACCCACTCATCGCACTCCACGTCAGAGTCGACCCGCCACTCCGTGGGCTTGTCGAAGGGCCTGCCGCTCACACGGTCCTCCGGGAGGACCTTGTACAGGCGTGCCTTCCCACCGTGGAGGGCCCCGTAGAGCTCGAGCGCCCCCACGCCTGAGGAGACCTCCTCTTCCCGGACCTGCTCACCGCCCTCCGCGATCGCGTCCCCGCCCAGGAGGACGGACGCATACCAGGACGACCTGGCCACAGCCTCATCCGTCAAGGAGGCCATCGCACGACCCGACAGGGTCCCACGAGACCGGCCGCCGGCGCGGACGACCGCAGTATCAGTAGCGTGCCACGTCGTGTTGTCGTAGGCGACCACGTAGGCACTGTTGGTCGCGTAGACGCAGGCCGAGTCGAACGCTGTCACCGCGCCACCCTGGGAGACAACCCCCACGGCGTTGCCATAGAGACTGACGTCCGCGCCGTACGCGCGAACGAACGTGCAGTCGCCGGCGGTCACCGCGGCGTCGGCGTAGGCGACGACCCTGGCGCTCTCGGAGGCCACCACCGAGACATCCCCCGGCACGGTGACCCGGGCGCTCCCCCGGACGCGCAGGAGAAGGGAGGCGTCCACGTCGGCCGACACCTCCCAATCCCCCTCCTCGATGGTGACGGATCCGTCCCTGGTGGCGTAGAGGACCTCCTGCCGGTCCGTGCGCGTCGCCGCAGGCTTCCTGACCCCGTTAAGGGCGTCGAGCAGGGAGACGGCCGTGGGCGGCACCCAGTACGTGGCTGCGAGAGCCCCAGCCTGGGGGACAACGACCTCCAGGAGGTTCATGTCCACGAGGGACCGCATGTTACGGCGGGCGGTCTCCTGCTTGACGCCGATGGCGTTGCCGACGGCCGTGGACGAGATCGTCACCTTCCCGAACTCGGCCTCTGAGGCCATGAGGGAGAGGATCTCGAGCGCGGATGAGTTGATCTGCTGGTACGTCATGGTTACCTGTCCTCCGTGTAGCGTCCGGTGAGCCAGCCGTCGATGAGGTCCTCCTGGCCCGCCGTGGTGATGTGGGGCGTGGTCTTCTCCTTGTCGCCGTTGGGCGTGGAGATGAGGGTGACGGTGGAGCGGACGTACCCCTTGTCGAGGGCCCACTTGGTGGGGGAGTTCCAGAGGCGCCCCTGGTTGTTGCAGAGCCACCCGTGGTTGCGGAGCCACTTGAAGAGTGTCACCTGACTGATGGGGTAGCCGCCCTGGGTGATGAGGTCGGCGACCTGCTTGACGAGAAGGTCACCGTCCGTGCCAGAGATGGTTCGGCCAAACCTGGTGTGGGGTGCGTCGGCCTCGATCTGGGCCTCAGCGGCCTGGCGGCGGGCCCGCTCCTCCTTCAACGAGGTGGCGAGCCGGATGATGAAGTCAGGGTCGGTCAGGGCCTTCTCCGTAGCCGCAGGAGTGAGGTAGCCGCCCCGCTTCCGGATGCTCGGGAGGACATCGTGCGTCACCCACCGCTTGAAAGCCTTCGCCTCAGGCTTGCGGCTCCGCAAGATCAGCGAGTACAGGCCTGCCTCAGACACAAGGGCCTTGTTGGGGTTCCCCGAGGTTCCATCCGCAATGTGGATGGAACTCCTCTCGTCCTCGTCCAGGGCGGCGAGGACGTTCCCGGCGTTGGTGATTGCCAGAACATCGCACACGTCCCTGGCCACGAACCAGGGCTCGCCGTCGCGGGTGACGACGCGGACCTGCTGGTCGCCGTAGGCGAACGGGGTGATATCGGTTTCCATGACGCTGTTCCTTTCTGTTGTGGCGGTCACTTGCTGTCCTCTTCCTTGACGGCGGGGCGGGGCATGCCGAGCCGGTCGAACTCTGTGACCGGGATGCGGACGCAGTGGCCGATCTTCACGGCCTTCACGTGCCCGGCCTTGATCCAGTTGCGAACAGTGTTGATGTGGACGCCGAGCTTCGCGGCGAGCTGGGCAATGGTCACGTACGTGCCGTCGGACGTCTTCCGAGGCGTGGTCATGAGATAGATCCTTTCGCGTGTTGGTGGTGGGCGCTGGAGACGACCTCCAACGCGACTGCCATCATGGCATGCTCGCACACAAGGCGCAACAGTTAGAGGTGGGCGTATCCGACCTGCGCCACCGGAGAGTCCGTCAGCCACCCCAGCCTCGCAAGAGCCTCCCGCGCAGCGCCCTTCCCCTTCCTGCTGCTCTTGTCGTTCTCCCTGCGGACACGGGTCCGCTGCGACACGGCACTCTCCTCCAGGCCGCCCCGCTCAGACGTCACAAAACCCTCCGCCCCGGTGGCCGTGTCGTACCACGGCAGGTAGCCGCGGCAGTCCACCCGGTCCGCGAACTCGACCGTGTCCAACAGGGGGTAGAAGCGGCCGTCGTTGCGCTCCTCAGCGTCGTGGGCGCGACGGATCAGGGCCTCACGGGCCGCCTCAGGAGACACGGGAGCCTGCCCCTGGGGCGCCATGACCCCATACCTGGGCTGCTGCCCGTACTGCGGCCGCGGGGCGGGCTCCGCCGCGTACACCTGGCTGCTGTCTGGCATCGTGACCTCGTCCTCCCAGCGAGCCCCGTTGATCCACACTGCCAGGGACGGGAAGAAGCCGACGTTCCCGTCGGGGTGCTGCATCCGGTACACCTCGGCCTGGAGGGTGAGGGCGGACCGCATCGTGTCCAGGGTGACGCCGTCCTTGCGCGCCTTGATGAACTTCTTGAGGCTGCGCGACTTCTCGGTCTTCTTAGGCTGGATGGCCCACAGCTTGTCGAACTCGGCCTCGAAGTCGACGACCGGCTCCGACTCCGGCTTGGACGTGAGGTCCTGAGCGGGAGAGTCGTGGCCGAGGAGGGCGAGCAGGTCCCCGGACGCGGGCATCTCCGGCTCCGGCTCGGGCTCCGGCTCGGGCTCCGGCTCGGGCTCCGGCTCGGGCTCCGGCTCGGGCTCCG